AAGAAAGCGTCCACCGGCGGCTGGCAACGAAGCTGGATGAGTCGATAATTATGGCTGCGAAGAATCGAGAGAAAACCCAACAATTCCTCAATACGGCGCTGGATCGCTGGCGGAGCTGCGATACCGCCGAGTCGAATCAGCGCGAGGAAGGCGAAAAGGACCTCCGCTTCCTCAATCTCGAACAGTGGGACCCGCAGGATGAACGGGATCGGGAAGATCGCCCCACGCTGGTCATTGACCAGATTGGCGAACCCTTTCGGCAGTTAATCGGACGTCAAAAAGCCGCCAAACCAAGTATTTTAGCCGTCCCGGTTGATTCTGGGGCGGATGTGGACACCGCGGAGGTCTATCAGGGCCTGATTCGGCATATTGAGAACAAAGGTCACGCGAAAGTGGCACGGGATGAGGCATTTAAGTCAGCCGTAGCGGTCGGCTTCGGCTATTACCGGATTGTGACCGACTATGAGAACGAAGGGGACCCCACCGCGCCGATGGATACCCTCTTTGACCAGAGCATCAAGTATCAGCCCATTGAAAATCCCATGGCGGTCTTTCGGGACCCCGCCTGTCCTCTCCATGAACCGGAAAAGTGCCGGTTTGTCTTTATTGTGGAAAATATTCCTAAATCCGACTTTGAGGAGCGCTATCCGAACGCCATTTCAAGCAATGAGGCGGCGTTTCAAAGCACGGGACTCCAAATGCCGGAGTGGTATCCCGAAGATTCGGTCCGCATTGCCGATTATTTCTATATTGAAACCAAAAAAGGTCCTGAAGTGGCTCTCGTCCGGACGCCGGACAACCAGGAGTTTACCGTTCCTGCCGACCAGATACCAGAGGGGCTGGAAATCATCCAGCGACGGCATCTCTACTTCCGGTCGGTGAAACTGGCGAAAATCAGCGGGGCAGAAATCCTGGAAGGCAACCCTGCCAAAACCGCAGGCCGTGACTGGCCGGGGATGTTTATTCCCGTCGTCCCCATTTGGGGCGAATCGCTGGTGGTCGATGGGACGCGGAACTTGCGCGGGATTGTCCGAGCCGCCCGTGATCCGCAGCGGATGTATAACTATCAGAACTCCGAACTCGTCTATGAACTGGCGCTCAGTCCGAAATCCAAGGTCTTGGCGTCGGTGGAAGCGATTGAGGGCTTGGAGGATATGTGGAAAGAGGCAGCACGAATGCCATTTCCGGCGTTGCTCACCAAAGCCTTCGATGCGGAAGGACGACAGTTACCCCCTCCGACCGTCGCCCAATTTACCGATCCGAACAAGATTCAGGCACTTGTCGTTGCTATTAACCAGCATAAGTCCGATCTTAGAACCACGACCGGCTGGTATGATGCGACCGACCCGAATCGACGCGGGGCCGATCAGAGTGGTCGGGCGATTATGGCCCGAAAAGAAGCGCAGGCGGAAGGCAATACCAATTACCACGAAAACTTTGGCGAAGCGCTGATCTATGAGGGCATGATTCTGCTGGATTTAATTCCCAAGATTTATACCCGTCCAGGGCGCGTGCTGCGCTTGGCTGGACTGGAAGACGATACACAATCTACGATGGCGACCATGGGTGCGCCCTATCAAGGCGAGAAGGGCATCGAACGGATTTATCAGTGGGGCGCCGGACGCTACGATGTCGCGGTGACCGTGGGCGCGAGTTATACGACCCGACGTCAGGAAGCCGCCGCATGGCAACTNGANCTGATGAAAGTCCTCCCNCCGGAGATGGCGGCAGCGATGGCTCCCATTGCGGTCAAGAATATTGACGGACCGGGCAATCAGGAAATTGCCAAACGCCTCAATCAGACCCTGCCGCCAGAATTACAGGGCGATAAGGAGAAGGCNCCGATTCCCCCAGAAGTCCAACAGCAGCTCCAGCAGGCCGACCAGATGATTCAGCAACTCACTGAACGGTTACAGGAGTTGGATAAGNCNATTGAAATGGATGAAGTCAAGGCGCAGAAAGACTTGGCNCGGACCAGAGAATCNGATCAGNCCAAGGAACGGGTGGCNCGGATTCAGGCCGAAGCGGATATTACCCGCACGCGCATGGAACTGATCAAGGAAATTATGAAGATTGACGCCGCGGGTGGCACCGCCATGGCGCAGGAAGAAACCAAGCGTCTGCTCAAGTTAGCCGATTTGGAAGTGGCTGTGGATACGGCACTGGGTCAAGCCATGACCGCCCCACCGCCCCCACCTGGTCCTCCGATGGGACCAGCAGGCATGATGCCGCCGGAAGGACCACCGGGCATGGGTGGACCACCCGGAATGATGCCTCCGGGACCACCTCCACCGGGACCCCCAATGGGACCGGAAGGACCCCCCATGGGACCAGAGGGACCCCCGATGGGACCCCCTCCAGGTCCGCCAATTCGCTAGGAGACATGATGCCTCTCAAAAAAGGTTCGGGCAAAAACGCGGTGAGTAGTAACATTCGGATATTACGGGGTGAAGGCTATAAACCGAAACAGGCCGTCGCCATTGCGATGAGCAAGGCAGGCAAATCGCGGAAACCGGCCAAACGGAGGACGTATGCCTCATAAGAAGAAACCACGCCCGGCAAAAAAACCGCCGAAGATGCGGTATTAAGGGTTTTACATGGCGCAAAATGATTTTGGGTGGGGAAACTCACAGTATCAGAATCGTCCAAGGTCCACGGAAATCGGGGACGGTGGCGATTCGTTTCAAGATCGGGGACCTAGACGGCGACCCCAAAGACGACCGGCAGGGCCAATGCCGACTGACACGTTTACCTTTACCAAACACGCACCGGGACCGCCCCAGACCATGGGAAGACCAGGCATGATGGGGGGTGGGGGACCAGGTAGACCTCCATTAGAGTCGGCAGCAACAAGACCTAGATATGATCTTCCTAGGTATCCTCCTTCAATTCCGGGATCTGTCTCTAGCACTCATGGTGTCTGGGGACCAGATATGCCGCATATGCGTGGGAGAGTTCCACCATCATTGCAACACCTTCTAGGGCTTTCAAGGCAACGCGCTGAACGGCAAAGACGTCCCGCGCCGGAGGCTCCACGGAATCGTCCTCGGTCCACTGAGGCAAGTGGCGACCAAGGCGATCCATCAATTCCTGCACCAAACCTGGGACGGCCTAATTTTTATGGAAACCGAGGATACCCAGAACCGCAGGAAATTGATTATCAACGACAACGTGATCGGTTTCGGCGTGGCGGTCCCGGAAACGATTTCGGGTGGGGTCGCTGAAATTATAGATATTAACTTTGAGCTTGGAAGGGCAACAGCAGGCGCGGCACATGCAGGCCACTGTGTGAACCCTGAAACTGAAGAGGCAGGTGACACGACCCCTTCTGAGCTTTTTTATGGAGAGCTAATGGGATATCCTAAGAATTTTCAAAATAATAATCCGGTGGATGGAAAATCCTCTAAAGATCCGGTTAGACCCTATAAAAAGCCCGATCTCAGCAAGGGTCCGACCCCTCCTATTTCTCCAAAAGAGTTTCGGGAGGAACCGCTTGATACTGGTCAAAAATACCGATTAGTAAGGGATGTGGGATCACCAAAACGGGCGGGGTATTATGATAGGGAATTGGGTCCGTCAGCGGATATTTGGAAGACTTCTCCAAGTCGAAAAGATGCCGAGTTGAGAAGACGCGATAGAGAGAATCGGATGAGTCCAGCTCAGAGGGTTAATCGGCCGAAGAGATTAGAACGTGCGAAGGACCCCTCCAGAATGAGTACGTTGGAGTTGTATGAACGGACGAAAGCTGCTCTCCGCGAATCTCGCCTCCGGAAGACAAGGGAGGACCGGTTTCAAGCCGAATCAGAGGCAGCCGAAGGAAGGCACCAAGCATTTCGTGAAAAGATGGAAAGCAAGAAATAGTAGCGTAAAGGTGTCGCACCGACCACAATGAGGTGCGGGAAAGAGATACATGGCTCCTGAAATAGAAGAAACCACGCCAGACGTCGTAGACGCAACTCCAGTCGAATCGGACGCGACTGAAACTGAATCCGCTGACGCGCCGGTGAATGAATTAGCCGACTTTCGTGCGGCGAGACAAGCCGAACGGGACGGTGTGGTCGAGGAGACTCCAGAGGAGACTCCGGCCCCAGAAGTCACGGCGGAATCCCCTCCGTCAGAAGAACCAGTCGAGGTAACAGCCGACAATCTTGATCCGGCGAAGCATATCTACGACCCCGATACCGGGGATGTCTTAGATCGTCGGACACGCGCCGCCAAGCGGATTGAATCGTTACTCCGGGAACGGCATGAGTTGCGCCAACAGATAGTAAAACAGTCCCAAGAAACACCCCAAGCTCCTCCTGCCGAGGCGCCACCGGAAGCGCAGGCTCCATCGAAGGATGGAGAACCCACACTGACACAATTTTCACAGGAACCTGACCCGTATGCGGCGTATACGGCGGCCAATGCCCGCTGGCACGCCCGACAGGAATTTCAGAAACAGACTGACCAGCAATCGACTGCGAATCGTGCCGCGCATCTCGAAGCCACTGTCCAGCACGCCCAGAACACCTGGGACGGGAAGCTGGACGAGGTACGGAAACGACTTCCCGATTTCGACCAGGCATATACTACGATGTATGAAACGCTGCCCACCGATGGCAAGCAGCGGCCTTTGGTTGAAACGCTCCTCACGTCGCCCATCGGTCACGAAATGGCCCATTACTTGGGAACACATCCCAAGGCGGTCGGTGACTTGTACAACCAGCCTACGCTCAAGGCGCATCTTCGAGCGATTGGAAAAATTGAAGCGCAGGTGGAAGCAGGCTTACACAAGACTGGGACCCCTGTATCAACTCCTGTAGTGACTCCACCTCCACCGATGAATCCGGTAGGCGGAGGCGCTACATCCACTAATTACGACAGTCGGTCGGCAACTCTGGCTCAATTCCGCAAACATAACGGAGTGCGCGGCGGACGACGGAGTGTCTGAGGTGGATTTTCATAAAGGTAAGTGATGGCGAATAATCTACCCACAATAGATGACATCACATTGGCCGCNCTAGATGTGTTTGAAAACAACCTCTATGCAGCCAAGTGTTGTAGTCGAAAACTCGAAGGCGACTTCGGGTCGAAGGGTGGTCAGATTGGTGATGCGATTCGGATTAGAAAACCGGCGCAGTTNACCGTTCGGACCGGCCAGGCGTGGGCGGGGCAGGACATTGAAGAGCAGTCCGACACGCTGACGTTAGATCGTCAGCAAGGTGTCGACTTTTCGATGACCTCAAAGGAGCGCAAGCTGGATTTGAACAGCTTGACACAGCAGGTGTTAAAGCC